GTCAAATCCCCTTTGTATGAAGGCCGAAATAGGTAAACGATAGAAGATAGCACCGTTTTCCATAATAGCATGAAAGAGGATCGGACGTCCTGTAATACTTGCCAACCCAAAGATAATGCAGTCTTCAACTTCCCCGTGATGCTTCTTAAGATCATAGAGATATTCTCTCCTAATCTGTGCATAAGTCACAGGGATGTTTGCATTCAGGTAGGCCATAATAATTCATTAGAATATAATGGCGCCTACAACTATACCAACTACAACAGCAGCGATAGTTACTTTGTGGTCTAACCAAAGTTTTTGTATTTGTGTCTTCATCTTTTCCTCCGTTTTATTTGTGTGTATTGTACATTAATATTTATATTAAGTAAGTCATTTTTTCCATAGGGATAGACTAAGTATGATTCTCTCTCGAGGAGAAAAAGCATGGTGTAAATAGCCTTTAGGAACATAGACTATATCCCCTGGTTCTATTTTTAAATCCACATTATCTATATGATAATAGGTGGTGTTTTTTACTCCCAATATAATTACGTGCTCTCCATCCCTATGAGCTGCGCCTGTTTCTCCTTTGATAGAATAAAAAAAATCTAGATTACCAATTTTAAATAAGTTTCCTAAGTGAGTAGCAATATAATTCAGATAGGTTTTAAATATAGGGATAGAATTTACAGCAAAGATTTGACCTACAAAAGGTGTCCCTTTAAATTCAAACTTTAAAGTATTATTTTTTGCATAAAGGGCAAACATCATGTCGAAATTAAAATCTAATTTAAACGATTCCAAACGAACGGCATTTTTAATAAATATATACTTATTATTTTTACACGCCTTTTTTATTTTTTTAAAAAGCATGATTTTATTTGATGGTACCCCAATTGGGTCCCGATTCATAATCTACTTTATTAGGAACTTCCAGATCAACTGCTTTAGTCATAATTTTAATTATTTCTTTGGCCTGGTCATCATCTTTAACTGAGATATCCAATTCATCATGAACTTGTATGTGAGGAGTTATACCAGCTTTATATAAATCCAACATAGCTTTCTTAGTCATGTCTGCAGCTGAACCTTGAATTAATTTATTAAGAGCTTTGTATGTAAATGCTCTTCGGAAACTATTTTTATGCCAATAATTTTTTCGGGGTTTGTTATCTTTGTCTTTTAAAATTTTTCCCTCTTCGTCTTTTAAAAATTCGCCCATCTCTTGCAGTTCCAACATTCTCTCATGGTCTTCGGCTGGAACATACTTACCCCAATCGTTTCCTCTTAGGATAGGTTCATACTTAGGAAATCTACATCTTCTTTCTAATAAAGTTTTTATTATTCCTTTGTCCTGAGAAATATTCATGATTTGATTCATCAATTGTTTTACAAAAGGAACTTTAGTATGATACTGATTAAATAATTCATTCGCTTTATCTTTGCTTACTCCAAGTTCTGCTTGAAGTTTGGCCTTACCCATTCCATAAAACAATCCTAGATTAATAACCTTAGCTTGGTTTCTAGGTATCTCTGCCATATCAGCTACAATCTTATGAAAGTCTGTGCTGGGATCACTATCATAAGAATCGGCAATAGGATTAACTGAAGCTAATTTAAATTTTAATGCGTAGTGTGCTACCAATCTTGGTTCCTGTTGCGAGTAATCAAAACAACCCCACTGGCAACCTGATTCTGGAAGAAAGAGAGATCGGATTAGAGGTCCTGTGTCTGGATCACGTGCAGGAATTTGTTGGAGGTTTGGATTCTGGTAAGAAAATCTTCCCGTTACTGTTCCTCCTTCATCCGAACGTATTTGATTTATTTCTGCATGGATTCTTCCTCCATATTCATGTTCTAAAATGGTATCAATAAAGGTAGTATTAACCTTGTTTATTTTTCTAGCCTCTGCTATCATCTTCACTAACGGATGTTCATGATTAGAAAGAAAGTTTTTTGTAAATGAAGGCGAGTCTGTCTTTTCGGTACGGTCAAAAGGTAGGCGAAGGTGTTCAAAAATTTTGGCAATTGATCTTGCTGCCCATAATTGAACATCTATTCCTGTTTCTTTTTTTACTTTGTGGAGTAACATTTCTTCTTGTAATGTTAGCTGTCGCTTCAATTCATGAGCTTTTTGAACGTCGACTCTCACTCCGAGAAATTTCATGTCTACCAGGCAAGGAAAAAGATCAGTTTCTAGATTAAAAATATTCTGTAAGTCCTCTTCTATAATTTGTTTTTTTAATTTTTGCCATAACTCTAAAGTTAGTTCAGCATCTTTTTCTGCATAAGCTCCTACTTCCATCGCTGGAAGTTGCCACATATCTTTTTTAGCATCTAGTCCTCGTTCTTTGGCTGCTGCTACTAAAGCCTTTTCACTTTTCCCTTTATTTAAATGATGCCAGGATAAAGTATTAAGGGTATATGAAAATCTATTTTCATCTAATAAGGAAGCAGCGATCATGGTATCCACTATTAAACCATTGATTTTTAAACCTAACTTTTTTATCCAACAAACGTCATACATGGCGTTGTGAAATATTTTTGTGGCTGGACATTCTAAGATGTCTTTAAACCATTCTAAAGTTTTTTTCCGATTAGAGTTGGGTCCTTCTTTATGAGCTATGGGAAAATACCACGAACCAGTTGGAACAGCTACAGCAATTCCTACTACTTCTCCTTCATTTCTTAAAACGCCGGAACCCTTTGATTTTAAAGAAGGATCTCGAGTTTCTAAATCGATTGCAATTTCATCAAATGATCGTAAATCAGGATACTCGGTATGAGCAACCCATTCAGTAGAAGGTAATATCATTTATTTTTCCTGGAAGTTTTTTTCTTTTGATGAAATACTTCATACCAAGTATCACATTTATCGCAGTTATACATACTTACAATATCATGATCTGAATCTGGATAAGTATCCTCTGTATCAAAATCATTGTTCCATCTAACGTCGGCATTACAATAAAAACATTTCATTTAGTTATTATCCCCCATGAGTTATCTTTATTTTTAAGGGCATCTTCATCAAAGCTAACTGTGTCTGGATAATCTCTTTCAATAATCATTTCTATAAAATGTATGGCTTTCAATAAGTCTTCCTTTTTATTTTTATCGCGATGGCGAATAATATATTTTATAGCGCATCCCTCAGGATAAAGCAACTCATTCTCAACCACAAACTTGCTTGGTTGAATTTTATATTTCTGATAATGGGATCCTCCGTGTTGTTTATCCCAGACCTTACTGCTCATAGTGGGTATCCTTTCCTATTTATTTTTGCTTTTAATTTATATAAATTATTTCTGGCTCGTGTTATACCTACATACCACACTCGATGTTCTTCATCTGCTCGATCTTTACTTCGTTTCATAGATTTAATTATTTTATCTCCCAACTCTAAACTTAAAATTACATTATCTTCTTCTCCTCCTTTGATGGCATGAATAGTGGATAAAAAAATTCTAGCTGGTTCATTTAGTCTTTCATTTTTTTCTAACATACTTCGTATATAAGTAACTTCTTTATCAGAAGCTTTAGTAAAAAGTTCATACCAAGGTTTTTTCTTATTCCACTTAGGGGTGGGAATAAAATCTTGAATATCTGTAATTTCTTTGGGATCGAGTAATTCATCCATTGCCCATTTGGTATAATTAACAGCTGCTTTATATAAACGTACCTTAAAACTTTTCCCTTTTTTAGTTTCAAAATATAAATTTCTTTTATTTAATTCTTTCATCAATTGCAGCAAAGTATCTTTTCTCCTGGTTAAAATCAACCATTTACCTTGAGTTAAATCTACTTGATTAAGTTCGGTAATATATTGGGAAGAGCCCTCTTGATTTCGAGGGAGATAAACTTTGTGTTTCCTGATGCCTGATATTCGACTCACGGGAAGTTCAGATTGTTCCTGGACACTTTTAGAAATTCTTTTAGAATATTTTAATACTGTTTCTTTATCTACTTGTTCTTCAATAAATCTTTTGACGTCAGCTCCAGCCCAGGCAAAGATAGCTTGATCATCGTCTCCAGCTAAATATATATTCTCCGTACGTTTTTTTAAAACATCATAGAGTTTCCATTGAAGGGGGGAAAGGTCCTGCGCTTCATCTATAAAGATGGCTTTAAAGGTGGGAAGTTTATCTTCTTTAGCTATAACTTGTTTTATAATATCATTAAAATCATGCAGTCGGCTTTTATTTTTATATTTAATATAGTTATCATAAATATGTTGTAGGGTTCCCCAATTAATAATCTTTCTATCATGGTCATTTCTATCAAACTCCTCTCTAAGAATACTATCTCTATTCATTGATTTTCCAATGATTTGAAAATAAGGGTCTTTATGATTTAAAAAATGAGTTTCTTCATCATTAAATTTATCAACATAGTTAACTCTAATCCCTAATCGTTTACCTAAATCTTCATAGTGATAGGGTTGCATAATATTTTCTTCCTGCAAATTTAATTGATGATAAGCAAAAGAATGAAATGTTTGAAAGTAAGGAATTTTTTTCTCATCTTCTCCAATTCTTTCTCGTGCTTCTTTGGCTGCTTTTCTCGTAAAAGCAAAGTATCCAATCTTATGGAGAGGAACTCCAGTTCGAACATAAGCCTTAACCCGACTAATTAATCTATGGGTTTTACCCGTACCTGGAGGTCCATAAAATTTATACGATGTCATCTTTATCTTCGAATTCTAAAATTTCTATAGGAGGCTCATCTTCTAAAAATTGTTCCATATCGAGTGCGACACATCTTACGGGATTAGAATCTTTAATTCTTTTTTGTGTAGCTTTTCCTTTAAATATTTCATAGACCATTGTACGTGTTTCAGCTTCATCCACTTTCCATTCATGTCGTTTAAGTTCTTCATAATATTTATTAAAAACAAAATAAGCTTTTTCATCTTCGACGAAGACTCCTCCACTTTTAAAAGAATTATAAGTGGTTGCTCTTACATCATTTAAATAATCTCTAGTTAATCTAAATAGAATTCCCACCGGTTGAGAAGCTGGATCGGGTATTTCCACATTCATTTCTGCCCACAGAGAGCTTACTATATCCTGAAAATCTCTTGCTTTAATAGGGGGAGGAACTATTGGAGTATGTTCAGCAATTAAAGCTTTTAATTCTCTTTGTTCTATAATTTGTTTTACATGTTTTGCTCGGACTAATTTTATTTTTCCCGTTGGAAGTTTAACACTCAAATCATATTTCGGATTAGGACGATAATCTATTTTAGTAACACTTATAATTTCTGGCCACTCTGAATTTAATTGTTTTCCGATTCCATATTTTCTACGTAAACATGTTGGCTTAACACAATGACCCTGAATAGGGTCTTCATAACAAGTGTATCCAGCCGTATCTCCTTTCCAACTTTTTATTTTCTTTTCAACCTTACTATCCCCCCATATTTTATCGTATTGAATATACTTCCTGGCTCCTTCTAATACTTTTTCTTCCCAGGTATCTGGGTATTTTTTCTTGGCGAACACCATATAATTATATAAAAATCTATCTCTTTCATCTTTTAGTTTGGTATTATTTTTTTCTAGTCCACCACAAATAATTCCTAAACATGGAGGACCTTCTTTAAATTCCTGGGATTCTTCTTTTAAAGCTTTTTCTATAAGGGTTACTCCAAAATTTTTTAAAGTTTCTGATGTCTGAGCATTTAATTCAATTGCTTTCATAAAGGTATCAAAGCTAATTTCTTGATTAGTGGTATCTACTGCCACTCTATCGTTCTTATTATAATAAGGAATGTTAATAAAATTACCGGAAGACCTTTTTCCTTCTGTAGTTTCTAATGAAGTTTGTTTAGGATAGATTTCTGTTTTAGCTGGAAGACCAAAAACAAATAATAATTTTTCTAAAAATTCTCTAATCTCACTGGCTTTTACTCTGTCTTTGGTAAATACATAAATATGAAGTCCCCCACTTTTAGATTTAACTGGGATGACGGGTAATTCTTTTGTCTCGATTATTTTTAAATATTTTTCTGGACTAAAATCTGTATAATTTTTTGGATCAATATCGATGGCCCCAAAGATAGCTAAACCTTTATCATCACACGGTTGAATCCCTATTGATTTTTTTCCTTCTAAATGATCAATATAATCTTGATCATTTATTGGTCGCTTCGCCCAACCATAATCTTTTGCATCAAATCTAATTTTCCCTGATTCATCTTTGTATCCTTTATTAACATTGCAATAACCATAGTTACGTTTTAAGCCTGTAAAATATTTTATAAATTCTCTCATAAGTTTCAGGGCGCCTCCACTCTCGCTTCAGCGCCCTTGTTGCAACTACTCTCTTTCGAGAATTAGACAATTCCTTCAGTGGACTGAGCTTTTTCGTATTTAGGTTTAGCCGTTCCCTTAGCTACAGATTTCTGTAACTCAGACCCAGCTCTATACAAATCAGCCTCTGCTTGAACCTCTGTGTTTAGCATCTTCACTTTAGACGGTCTATACACATGCCAACTTTTACTTCCTGCAGTTTTGCCAACTGTCTTTAAGTTGAACAATGCTGAGTAAGAAGCTGGTTGAAATGTACCTTTACTATCAGTCACTCTTAAATTGGTTATCAAATTATTTAACTCTCTCGCTGGAGAAAGATTTGATGACCTCATAGGAATAACGGCAGGTCTATACTCACTACCCATTACAATAATCACATAGAAATATGCTGTCTTTTCTACATAGTTACCATTAGGTAATCTGTATCTACCATTCCGTTCTTCTACTGCATCTGCTGGAATATTAAGATGTGTTCCAACTGGAGCAGAAGCACTATCGCCTCTCTCTTGCCATTCTGGATATCTAGTGTGAGCATGAGCAATTACTATATTAAGCCCATCCTTTTCCCCGTCTATCAGTTTGCCAAGTGAACTAGCGTAGATCATTCCTGGTTTAGAGTCCTTAACATATTTAGGATCTCTTTCATTACACTCAGGAGAAAGTTGATGAAGAATTTTTAAAAGAGGTGTTGATACATCCTCTTGTTTTATTTCCTCAGCTCCTTTTCTAGAGTCTTCTCTTAGATTTACTACAGCAAGAGAACCACTGTTTTTCTTTTCGACTATACTATTCATATTTACTCCTTTGTTAGTTTATTAGTTTAGTAGTCTATTTTTTACCTTTAATTTTGGTTTGAGCGCCTTCAAAAGTATTAAAAAATTCTTCTGGAATTTTTCCACCTTTTTTATGTCGTTCTTCCAAAACTAATCGGAGGGTTGAAGCATGAACTGCAACTTTTTGTTGTGGTTCATACCCCTGCCCCCTTGCAAGGGTAGCATATTGCTGCGCCTTGTTGTCTTCGTTACGACCAAACGCTACTGTGATTTCATTTTTCACAATATCGCCCAGTTCGTTTTCTCGAAGCCAGTTAATTGCTTCAGCTTTTTTATCAGCTTTCATTGAAGCACCATAAATTTGTTTAACAGAAACTTCTGAACCATCTTTAAGTTTTAAAGTACTTAAATTCATACGTTCCATTATTTGAGGAATTACAATTCCTGATTGAACTTTTTCATCTTCTTTAAGTTCTTTCATTTCTGTTTCTTTTTGTTCAATATTTTTTTGAATCGTCAAAAGTTTCTCTAGTTCTACAGATAATTCTTCTGGATTAATCACGTCACTTTGTGATGGGGCATCTTGCCTTAAATTTATACTCATGTTCTTTCCTATGTTTATTTATTAATTTAATCTTAGTTTATAAAAGACAGTATATACTAGAGGATTTTAATTGTCAATCTTATTTTTTATAAATATCGACTTCTATAGGATAATAAGTTTTTTCCTGACGATCCCATTTTAATAGCTTATATTTTCCATTGGTAAGATCGGCAACCACTGAACATGTTACACCAATAATAGCTGGATCCCCTGATAATAAAAGATAATCATCAGATGTAATGTTCTTTAGAAGAGTTCTAAGTTTATGTATTAAGGGGCCTGGGGATAATATCATTTGAGAATATTCAGGTAATAAAGTCACAATGTCGCCATATTTCTGTGCGCCTAAAATATTATATTTAGGTTGACCTTGAGTAGTTCCCGGTATCTCTTGGATTAAATATACTTTATTTGTGACAGTTCTTTTAGGTTCGTATGTATTCATCTTGACTTTTTGCTTTCCATACTATATATACATTTTTAGAAAGTAAAAGTAAATATGTTTTATAAATTTAAAACGAAGCCATATGAGCATCAATTAAAGGCATTAAAAATGTCTTGGGATAAAGAAGTCTTTGCCTATTTCATGGAAATGGGTACAGGTAAATCCAAGGTATTAATAGATAATGCAGCGATGCTTTACGATAAAGGGTTGATAAATGGGCTCCTTTTGATTGCACCTAAAGGTGTTTATAAAACCTGGTATGAAAATGAAATCCCTATCCACATGGCTGACCACATTGAAAAAAATGTCGTCCTGTGGAAAACATCAGATAATTCATCTGAATATAGAAAAAAATTACACAGTGTATTTAAAACCGGAACCGATTTTAATATTCTTATTATGAATGTTGAAGCTTTTTCTTATAGTAAGGGCTTTGAGTTTGCCTATAAATTTTTAGCTTCTCATAAAGCAATGATAGCTATTGATGAATCTACTACCATTAAAACCCATAATGCTAAACGAACTAAAAATATTTTAAAGTTAAGACCTTATTCGAAGTACAGAAGAATCTTAACGGGTTCTCCTATTACTAAATCTCCCATTGATTTATTTTCTCAATGCCAATTTCTTGATCCTTGGCTCCTGGGGCATGATTCTTTTTATACGTTTCGTTCCCGATATGCTGTTATGAAAAGTATTAATCTTGGAGCACGTTCTATTAATATTGTAGTAGGCTACCAACACTTAGGAGAACTCACGGAAAAATTAAAACCTTTTTCTTATAGATGTTTAAAAGATGACTGTTTAGATTTACCAAAGAAAACATTTATGAAACGAATTGTCAGTCTTACTCCAGATCAGCAGAGAGTTTATAAACAAATGAAAGAAAGTGCCATTGCCATGCTTAATGGAAAAGTTGTTTCAACGAACACAGTTATTGTTCAATTGATGCGTTTACATCAAATTACTTGTGGTCATTTCACGGCTGATGATGGAAGCATTCAAGAGTTGCCTTCTCATAGAATAGATGAGTTGATGGATTTAATAGATGAAGTAGAAGGTAAAGTTGTTATATGGTCTCATTACCAAAAAGATGTTCAAAGAATTATAAAAGCATTGGTAAAAGAATATGGAGAAGGATCAGTAGTAGATTATTATGGCTTAACTCCAGATAATGAAAGACAACGTAACATTAAAAAATTTCAAGAAGATTCTAAGTGCAGATTTTTTGTAGGTACTACGCAGACCGGTGGTTATGGAATCACTTTAACAGCTGCGAGTACTATGATTTATTTTTCTAATGGATATGATTTAGAAAAACGTCAGCAATCAGAAGCAAGAATAGATAGAATAGGTCAGACAAAACCTATGACGTATATAGATTTAATTTCTGAAAATACAGTTGATGATAGAATTGTAAAAGCTTTAAGAAAAAAAGTAAATATTGCTACAGAAATTATGGGCGAAGAATTGAAAGCCTGGATCTAGTATGATAAATAATAGAAAAGCTTATAAAATATTTATGGGTCTTCCTAAAAAAGAAAGAAAAAAATTACAGATTCAGTATGATATTGAAAGCACAGAAAACTTGTATGGTCATGATACTCCTAAAGAGATTAAGTGGCTCAATAGATTTCATATAAGAAGAGGAGGTTCTTTTTGGAATTGGTTATGGATGTGCCATTTTAAGAAATCTCTCCACCCCAGTCATGCGTATCGTCATGCACGACGCAGTTAGTAGTTACAGTTCCTATCATTGGCTTTTCCATAATTGACTACTAATTTACTTATAGTCAACGTGCAATAAAAAAGTTAAGATTTTTTGTAAAGTCTGTAAAGAATTTGTAAATGGAAATTTACAATTAAAAAATAATGCCCTTGATATCCAGCATTCTTTCCAAAAGAAATAAGGACACAGCCCCCACCGTGCCTAATAATACCCAATAGATCTTGTCTATCTTGCCACCCAATTCATGAATTCCATTATGCATATGATACTGTGATTTCTTCAATCCTTTAATATGACCATATAGGGATATAATATGCTCTCGTGTAGTTTTAGGTTTGATATCCATTAGGTTATTATACCTCTTTGTTTTCTTCTCATTATTTTTTCTTCATTACTTAAATAAGCTTCTTCCGTTGGTGTCAATCCACTTTGTAATAAATTAGCTTGAGCCCCTTGCATTGCTTGGCCCTGTGTGATGGTTTGTGGATTAGGTTGCGCTGATGTGACTGCTTGAGGTAATGGTGGTGTAACAATTTCTTCTTGTTCTTCTACGATATAATCTTGAACATTAATATCCCATTCATCATCTAAGCTTAAAGTATTTAAATCATTATCAATAGTTTTAAGAACAGGAAGAGCTTCAGTGATTGCATCATCACTTTTAATTCCATCTACTGCTCCCCCGGTAGAAAAACCCTCAGCTAAATTAAAATTATTTTTATAGTCCTGCTCTATGTTTTTTAATTCTGATCGTGCTTCTAAGAATGCATTGGGTTCTCCTATGTTCTGTGCAATCTCTCTAAATCTTCCAATGATATCCTTTGAAGGGAAGTAAGGCATGAACTTACCTTTCATTAAATTATTAAAGGTAGTGGGACTCATTTGTCTTTCTCTAAATGATTTAAGTAAGTTTAATTGACTAGTTCCAAGAATACCAGCTGCTTCTAAATCTTTATACATTTCTTTTTGAGTCGTAAATCTTGCTTTATTAGAAGCAATATATCTTGCTATAATATCATTGGGATCAATAGAACCTCCTCTTAATAATCCAAAGAAGCCTCCCGTAAATTCTCTTCGCGCATTTCTAATTCCACTTTGAAAATTTGAAATTTTAAAACCCATTGCGTCCATCGGATCAATAGATATTGGTCGTAATCCCATTAAACCTAATACTTCATCATTCATTCCTAGTGTTTTACCCTCTAGGAATTTTCCTCTTTTAGTTGGAAGTTCAAACAACGATTGTCCTAATCTTTTATATTGAGCAATTCCTCCAGGTTGAATAGCTTTCCAAGCGTGAGCTATTCTAATTCTTGCTTTATCTCCAGCTGAAGTTTGATCTGTATAAAGTAATCTCCCATCTTTAGTTCGACCACCTCTCATTATAATGTCTCCCATTGCTTGAGTCCAAATAGATTCAGCTATGAATGGGCTCATTAATTCAGCACTTGCATCATCGAGACCAGTTATAAAAGATTTAAGAAGGGTATCTCCATTTTCGGTTCCAGCATTAACATTATTAAACATGGTTCTAAATGGTCGCGCAATAATGTCATAAGCATTGGTATGACTGAAATCCATATACTTTAATTCTCCCGTTTCATCATCACGTATAGGAACTAAGGTAGAATTTTTAGACCACTCAGGAACAAATCTTCGCATTGCATTTATTTCATCTTCACTTACATCATATAAAGCTTTAGCGCCTTCAACGACTGCTGTTGGTACCACAGTTAATGTTGTAGCCATTCCAGCTAATCTCATGGCACCAATTTGATAAAGAGGGTTATCATTTTTAACCCATCCTTTTCCTATTTCATAAACCACTGGAGCTACATCACTTGTATATTTTGCCACAGCTTTAGAATGTTTCATTTCGTTCATAGCTGTTTCAGCTATATTTCCGGTTGTTCTAATCATTTCAGATGGGAAAGACATGAAATTACCAAAAGGTAATACTCTAGAATTTTTTACAAAGTCTCCCACGTATGCATAGTTGGGAACATTATTTTTAACTAATCTCGCTGTCATAGCTTTAATTTCGTCGTCTGTTACTCTTCGAGGAATTTTACCTTCAGCAAATGCTTTGTCATAAGCTTTTCTATATCTGTGTCTTTCAACAAACCAAGTAGTTCCTTTCCAAAAATCATCTTCAGCTACATATTTCCCTTGAGCCCAGGCTCCCATTCCTTTAAATTTGGCCAACATAGGTCTTAGAATTGCATCGGTATTTCCTATGTCTGCGCCCCACTTAACATCTCTCATTAAGTTTTTTAAATCTGACATTTGAACTTGAGTATTAAATACTCCGTATTCAATTCCTTCTCTGTATAATTCTTCGAACGCTTCTTTTCTTCCACGTAAACCAGCTACCCCTGAAGTATTTAATGCATAACTAAATGCATCCCTCATCATTTTAGGATTTTTAATTCCTTCAAAAAGAATTCCATTAGCTCCAGCAAATGCACCGGCACTTAAAAAGTTTCTAATATGAGTTGGAACTGATAGAACTGTTTTAGCAAGTTGGGCTGTGGCTTTAGGTACCAATAAAAAGTTTCTATATAACCACATAGTCATTTGTTCAGCAGAACTTGCGTCTTTTCTTCCTCTAACAACACCTGCTAATCCACCTGTTATTCCATTTGCATTTGCTAAAGCATTATAAATGGCTCGTGTGGTATACATATTTTTTAAAGGATTAATTAATTTTTCCCCTACTTCATCTTTAAAGCTGGTAAGTCTGCCCATTAAAGGATCCAATGAAACAATATCTTTTGGATCGAGAACGTTATTGGTTCCTTTCATTGCTTCTTGTCTTGAGTTCCAGAAAGCTCCTCGTTCTCCCTTAGCTTGTAATTGTTTATTAGTAGTATAAAGATTGTCTAAATAATTTGTCATTCTTCCCATGGCTGACAGGGTAGTCGTAGCATTAAAAATAGAATATCTTGGGTCTTGAATCTCTCCAAATAATTCCCTTAAGACTTTACTTCCTTTTCCTTTAGCTCCTTTAAAAGAATATTTTTCAAATTCTTTTAACGTTTGACCCTGTGCTGTTTTAAGAGTGTATGCAAGATCAGGTAGAGGACCAGGTTTTTTACTTGAAGCTCCTACTTGTTTAACTAGATCATCTACTATTTCTTTAGCTTCTTGATAATATTGATTAGGTTTATTGGCAGAAAGGGTTGTACCACTATCTTTGGCTATCATTCTTCTAAACAAATTAACAGCATTAGTCATAGCCTCATCCGAAGGACCATATTTTTTAAAACCTAATATCCCTTTGTCTTCAAATATTTTATATGTATTACCAATGTACTTATTGAATCTCTCTTTAAGAATTTCTTTAATAGATTTTACACCGTCTTTAAGTACCACTCCTTTAGTATTCTTTTCCAATAATTCTATTAATCTTGCAAATTCATTTCTGGCTGCATCTAATCCCTGGAATATATTTTTCCTAGAATCTTTACTTATTTTCTTTCCTTTTAAACCGTCTAAAAGTTTAGTTAATTTTTTTCCGTCTAGAGTTCCTTCTCTTATATTTCCCTCAAATAAAAGTTCATCTATTTCTTTTAAGAATGCAGTCTTTTCCCCAGCTAAAGATTTATCCATAGTGATCTGCATGTCGGGAAATATTTTACTAATTTCTCTAGTTAAATTAGTTACAATTTGTTTTGCTCTCAATTGATCTTTAGCTATTAAATTTTCTTTTAGCCACGTAGACTCAGCCACTTCTTCGGTCATTCCTGATCTAGGTCTAAAAGGCATTCCAATATATTTATCCACCCATCTTAAAAATTTTGAATTAGAATACGCTAAATCTTTTCCTTGTCGTGCTAGTCCCTTGGCTGCAGTCGTTGCGCCAAATACAAATGGTGTAATTAAAATTGATTCTGATCCAAACTTAAGTCTATTTAATAATTTTCTCGCTGCATCTTCCCTTCCTCCTTCAGTCCATTCTTCTCTATCTAATTGTGTTGGACCACTGTCAAAGATATCTCCAAAAGTACCTATATCTTCTATGTCAGCTACAAAAGTTTCTCCTGCAGCTCCTCCCATTACACCAGCAGCAAATCTTTTCATCCCTGCTTTTTGATTTAATCTATCGGCTTTAACTTGTGCTCTAACAGCATTTTTAGAGCCGACGTTAGCATACTTACCAGCTTTCTTTGCTTTAATAGCACCACTCGCTAATCTTTGTCCTAATTTAAAACCATATGTGCCTGGTATACCAATTTGAACTAAAGCTTCGGTTAATTTACCAATAGCTCTTTCTTCAGCTACTTCTTCAAATGGATTAAGTTTATCAAAAAATCTTTCAACATCGGCAGCTGTATCGGTATCAGCTCCTAGATCAATTAGTTCTGCTGCCAAGGAAAAGATTCCTTCAGGTACTTTAAGGACTCCAGATGCAACTCCAGCTGCACCAGCTTTGTACCAGCTTACTTCATTATTTTCTTCGGTGGGATTAAGAGGAACAATAGCCATTTAGCTTACCTCGTCTTCTGCACTATATCTTTTTCTTTTCGTTTACCTTTTTCTCTTCGAACGATTAGTTCTATTTCTTCTTGAGTCACAGCGTTAGGCTCATATAATTTTCTGTATTCGAAATTAGGATCATCAGGGTTTAATAAATAAAGACCTCTTTCTTTTGCTTCTTTGTGAGCCTGTTCATTTGTTAATTTAAATTGTATAGAAGAGTCAGTTATTTTAACTTCTTCTTTTACTGAACCATCAATATCAGGAGCTACATCATCTATAGGGGATAAAGTTTCTGAATCAAAAGTTTCTAATGCTAATGCATTGCCTGTAGGATCTTCAGGGTTTTTAATTATTTTTTTAATACTGTTGTCAGTAATATCATAGAAGTATTTTCCTATGTTATTTGCATAGAATTTATCTCGATTCTTCGCCTCTGTTCTGCTCAGTTCGCCTGTAAGTTTCCGTGGAACAAGTTCTACATCTATAATTTGTTCTGCTCCAAATTTTTCTATCATGTTAGGTTGAATTTTATGATCATAGGTTGATCTATTTTTTGCATGAAATCTATTTGTATATGTTCCTGCCTGTATATAGTCATCTGTTGTGCCTAATATTAAAGCGTCTAGAGGACTTACTTCATCCTTGTCACTATAAGCAATCTTAGTTCTCTCTAAAGCTGCTTCATCTTTTATTTTTTGTAAGTCTTCATCTGTTTGTTTCTGTATTCCAAGTTGAGTTCCAGCTAATCTTATATCTCTCTCTGCTTTTGCTCGAGCCGATAGATCGCTCAAAGCTTGTTCAGTAGGTCCAGTAGTTGCTCTAGCTAAAGTAGCCAGAGTTCCACCTCTCTTAGGTTCATTCATCATCGCTGGACCAGCTCTAAGTAACCATGCAGTTAAGGGATCAACTCCATAATTATCTCCAGCTGCTTCTTTCAATTGGTCTGTAAAAATTTGGCTATAGTTACTGTTTGCAAAGTGTCCTCTCGGAGTAACGTTATGCATAATACCAGTCATGGCTTCTCCACCTTTTCTAAACATTGGTCTTCTAAATACTTTCATTATTGAAATGCCCTATATATCCCTGCTAATGTTGCCCCTGCTGAAAGTGCGTTTTGAGCTGCACTTGGAACAACTTGTTGTCCTACATCTACTCTACCAGGATAACCAGATATTAAACTAGCAACCCCTGTACCTAATTGTGATGCAGCAGTTAATGGTTG